TTATGTTATGGATGGTGTAAATGGTGGAGTCAAACTTCGCATGTCTGAGAACAAATCAAAAGAATTTTTTACAAAAGGCGATAGAATCAATCGCGTACTAAATGAAATCTTAAAAGGTTAATATGAAAAAATCACAACTAAAAAGAGTTATTAAACCTATCGTAGAAGAGTGCATTAATGAAGTGCTCCTAGAGAAAGGTTTACTATCTAGTATCATTTCAGAAGTTGTTAAAGGCATCCAGCCCTTACAACAGTCCCCTGTGCAGCAAAGACCTGTAATGCAAGAAAATAAATTAATACAACAGCAGCGTCAAGAGTTGCAAGAGCAAAAATATGAAATGATGAAAGAGCAAAAAAGAAAATTACTAGATGCTGCTGGTTTTGGCGTAGATGTTTTTAGCGGGACAGAGCCAATAGAAGAAGCAGCAGATCCTTCCAATGGTCAAGCAGGCGCATTGAGCGGTGTCGCACCAAACGACCCTGGTATAGACATCGCCGGTATAATGTCAGTTGCTAATCGCGACTGGTCAAAAATGATTTAGAGGTTATTATGGGAAAGAAGAGACCAATCAACGTTGAGGTGAAACCACGTCATAGAGACGAGCCGGTAGAAAAACTCATTAGACGATTCACTAAAAAAGTAAAAAATTCTCGTGTTATTGAAAAAGTTCTGTCACGAAAACGTTATGAAAAACCCTCAGTTAAAAGACGTAGAGAAAAATTGAGAAAAAAAAGACTTATTCAAAAACTTAACCGAGAGCGCCAACTACGCGAAGAACAAAGACAAAAATAGGTTTTTACTATTTTAATAACTAATTAATGTTAGTTATATAAGGAGATCCGTATGTCCTCAATGTTAGAACAAGCTATTATTGATGCTGAGCAACTAAAAGAGACTGCTCAAAGAACTGCTGAAGAGGCAGTGATTGAAAAATACCAGTCCGAGATCAAAGAGGCTGTTAATGCTATTTTAGAGCAAGAAAAAACTCTAGAGGAAGACGAGGTTGCCTTAGAAGTAGACGAATCAGGAGATCTTTCATTAATAGAAGATCTACCATCTGCACAACTAGCAGAGGAAGATGATATAGTCGAAATAAATCTCGATAAGTTAGAAGAGATGATGGCTGAAGAGATGGAGGAGGGCATGCTTGATCCATCAGACATGCAAGATCGTCATGAAGTTGCAGAAGAAATAGATACTCTAACAGAAGAAGAGCTTGATGAAGAAATCGAACTTGATGAAGACATCAACGATCTGCTAGAAGAAGATGATTTAGAAGAAGAAGTAACTTTATCTGACGAAGCTGCAGCCAAACTCGGACTAATGCAAAAAGAAGAAATTGAATTAGACGAAGAAATTGAAATCAACGAAGAGGACATCGCAGCAGTTATCGCTGAGCTTCTTGCAGAAAAAGAAGACGACAAGCTTGGTCCAGCCCTAAAAGCTCTAAAAGAGGAAGAAGAAACTATAGAAGAGGTCGAGGAACTTGAGGAAGTAGAAGAGCTTGAAGAGAAAAAGGCAAAACCCGACTTTCTTGACTTGGATAAAGATGGAGATAAAGAGGAATCCATGAAACAAGCTGCTAAGCAAGCTAAAGAGAAGAAAAAGAAAGTTGATGAGTCCAGGCTCCTCCAAAAAGAAAACAAAACTCTCCTAAGAGAGCAAAAGAAAATGAACAACAAAGTCCAGTTGTTAGAAAACAAAGTAGAAAAGTATGGCACAGTCATTAACCAACTTAAAGAAAAGCTGGATGAGAGCAACTTAACTAATGCTAAGTTGTTATACCAAAATCGCATTTTAAATAGCATCTCCTTGAATGAGCGACAAAAAGATAAAATTGTCGAAGCTATCTCGAATGCAACTACAGTTGAAGAAGCAAAAATAATTTTTGAAACTCTTCAGAGTGCAGTGGGCTTAAAGTCTAAAAAGACCAGAAAGCAAGAATCACTGAACGAAGTTGTAACACGTAGCTCTTCAGCGTTTATTCCTCGAAAAGAGGTAAAACCCAATACAGACGTATTCTCCGATAGGATGAAGCGTTTGGCAGGATTGAAATAGAATAAACAAAGGAGATTAATAAATGTCTATTTTACAAAAACTTACAGAGGGTGTCGTATCACGCGACATGCGTAAGGAAGGTGCGGCGCTCCTAAATAAGTGGGAGCAGACCGGTCTTCTAGAGGGTCTCGGAAACGACGTTGACAAGAACAACATGGCGCGTCTTCTTGAGAACCAAGCAAAGCAGCTTTTAAAAGAGGCAGCTTCACAGATGAATCAGGGTGACGTAGAGGGCTTCGCAGCCGTTGCGTTTCCAATTGTCCGCCGTGTATTCGGTGGTCTTATTGCCAATGACCTCGTTAGCGTTCAGCCAATGTCGCTTCCTTCAGGTCTTATCTTTTTCCTAGATTTTACTTTCGGTGGTACGGATGTTTCTAATCGTCTAGGATTTGATGATGGCTCTTCGCTGTATGGCGGCGGTCGCGTAGGTGCTGAAATTACAGGTGGTGTTCTTCTCTCTGCAGACGAGGGCACAGGTGCCGGTCAGCTTTACAATCTAACCAATGGTTACGCTTCGCCAACAGGCACAATGACTGGACTTCTTGATATAGTTGCTTCTGGTACCATTGGTGAAGGCGGAACCACATCGGTTGATGGTCCAACCAGTGGTTACGGTACGCTAACTGAAAGTGATATCAACACTATTTTACGTTTCGACCCAGATCTAACTTCTGGCTCTTTCTTCTGTGTTGCAGAAAAAGATTTCTCTGCACAGAACTTGAATTATGATAACTTAGTCGCAATTAATGCAGAGATTCCAGGTGAGATTCAAGGAAATCCAGTTTTAGTCCGTCGATTATCTCAGTTGAAAGAAGAGGACGGTGAGCTTGATCAAAATGTAGTACGCCTAGTATTCGTCAGCACCGGTAGTGCGGTCTTGCTGTCTCAGTCGATTCAGACTGTTGAAACTACACATGCAAATATTACATTCCCGGTTGAAGATGTTTTTGCGACTGCTCAGCTTGGTTCTGTTATTGGTGCAACTAGCTGGGGTCTTGAGAATCAAGAGAACATTCCAGAAATTAATCTTAAGGTCGATTCCTTGTCGGTAACTGCAGTGACCAAAAAGCTCAAGGCAAAGTGGACTCCAGAATTAGGTCAAGACCTAAACGCATACCACAACCTTGATGCAGAGGTCGAGCTTACCTCAATTCTCTCTGAGCAAATTGCTCTTGAGATTGATCGTGAGATCGTAGAGGACCTTGTAAAAGGCGCAACAGCTGGTAGATACTACTGGTCACGTAGCCCAGGTCTTTTCGTTGATAAAACCACTGGCGCCGAGGTTGGTGCTTCAGCGAAAGCTCCAGACTTCACTGGTACTGTTTCTGAGTGGTACGAGACTCTTGGCGAGACAATTAATGATGTTTCGGCACAGATTCACCGTAAGACTCTACGTGGAGGCGCGAACTTCCTTGTTACTTCCCCAGAGGTTGCTAACATTCTTGAGTTCACCTCCGGTTTCCGCGCTAATGTAACCCATGATGACGCTACTGGTACTGCCGGTACAAAGCAAGTTGGTACATTGAGCAAGCGTTATGACGTGTATGTTGATCCTTACTTCCCACGTAACCTCATTCTTGTAGGTCGCCGTGGTGGATCATTCCTAGAGAGCGGTTATGTATACGCTCCATACGTGCCACTACAGGTCACTCCTACCATCTTCGGTGTGGAAGACTTCGTACCACGTAAGGGTGTTATGACTCGCTACGCGAAGAAGATGGTCCGTCCAGATATGTACGGTCTTGTCATCTGCCGTGGTCTTCTAGGTGAGACAGGCGGAAGCTAAACCTTAGCTTAGTCTAGATAAACTGACCCCGTGCTTCTTTTGAGGTGCGGGGTTTTTTATTATCTGAAGAACTATTTACTATAAAGGAGGACTTCAAAATGGGAAAGTCATATAAAAGATGGAAACGTCGAAAAGCAGAGCCAACGCCCGAACCTGTTGTAGAGATAATTATTGAGGAGCCAAAGCTGGAAACTCTTCCAAAGCCTGAGCCAAAAAAAGAACTTGTAGAAAAGCCTCAACGCAAAAGAAGCCCTCTGTCTAAACTCAAAAAAACTAAACCGTCAGACGATTAAGCTATTTAGCCCTTCTCTTACTATTTATAGGGAGGAGATCTATAAATGTCTGAACCTACACTAACGCCGACTTCGCAAACAAGCAAGGTTATATTGCCCTCCTCTAGTTTAGCTAGCGAGGCAGAAACTTTTGTTTTTCCATTTTTGGTTTACAGCGCCGACCAATTCTTTTTGTCTGGTGCTTCTGACCAAGTAGCTTATACTTATAATAAATTAGGTGGTGATGTGCTCGATATCGAGCTAACAAAAGAACAAGTTTTTTCTTCTTATCAAGAAGCTGTTTTAGAATACTCTTATCTTCTTAATATACACCAAGCAAAGAATGCAATTGGCGATCTTTTGGGCGCTAAAACGGGCTCTTTTGATGAGGAGGGGCAACTACAGCCGGACCAAACAGATCTTGACGATGTAGCCTTAAAATTTCCAAAATTTAAGTTTGAATATGTTAGAAGAATTGGGCATGGTTACTCCACTGAGGCGGGCATCGGAGGATCCACAACAATATACTCTGCATCATTTCAAACGACGGCGAGCATACAAGATTATGACTTGCAACAGATTGTGTCATCTTCCGCAGTAAATGACTCTAGTGTTCCATATAACGGTTTAATCGGCGATTCAAGAATTAATGTTACAAAAGTTTTTTACAAAACACCTCAAGCGATGTGGAGATTTTTTGGATATTATGGTGGATTAAATACTGTAGGAGACTTAGCTAGTTACGGTCAATATGCTGATGACAGCACGTTCCAATTGGTCCCGACATGGCAAAACAAGGCTCAGGCTATGGCTTTTGAAGATGCCATTTACACCAGGAACAGCCAATATAGCTTTGAAATAAAAAACAACAAGTTGAGAATATTTCCTGATATAGTTGAAGTTAGCCCTAAAACAATGTGGATTGAATTCTTTGTTGACAGCGATACTCCTTGGAAAGAAGAAGATTCAAGCGTTGACAATGGCGTTAATGGCATAAATAACGTAAATACGTTACCTTTTGAAAATACCCCATATCAATCAATTAATTCCATCGGTAAACAATGGATAAGACGTTTTGCTTTAGCACTTTCAAAAGAAACGCTAGGAAACATTCGTTCTAAGATAAGCAGTATTCCTATTCCTGGAGATAGTGTAACTCTTGACGGACCAGCGCTATTGACACAAGGTCAAACAGAGCAAGAGAAACTAAGAGAAGAGCTAAAAACTATATTCGATGAGTTAACTTATGCGAAGATAGCCCAGGGAGACGTTGAGCTATCAGATGCAGTAAACAAAGTTCAAGAAAAAATTCCAATGCGGATTTTTGTGGGGTAGATGAATGTCTGATGAAGAAAACAAATGGACACAACCAGACGCTCCTCCTCCTCCACTGTTTTTAGGAGAAAAAGAACGAGACTTTGTAAAGCAAGTTAACGATGAGATAATAGAACGTATCATAGGTCAAGGTATATTTTATTATCCAATTAGCATGGAGCATACAAATTTTCATCCAATGTATGGTGAAGCAGTGGAAAAAACTTACTTGCCTCCTGTAAGGGTTCACGCATTGGTCACGTGGGAGGGGTTTGAAACTCAAACAACAAATCTAGGAATAGATCGTAGACCATCTATTATTATTCAGTTTCATAGAAGAAGATTAATTGAAGATCAAAATCTTTTTGTAAGAGAAGGAGATTTTGTTAAATATGGCGAAACGTTTTATCAAATTGTTCAATTAAACGAGCCAAAGCAAATGTTTGGTCAAATAGAACACCGAATGGCAATAGAAGCAAAGTGTATTAAAGCGCGTAGAGGAACGTTCAATGGCGAGTAGTGATCAATATAAAGGTGTAGAAAATGCCGAAGAAAATATTAGCGTTGAAGAAATACAACCTTCAACTTTAGAAAACATTGATTTTGCATTTTTTGATTTTATCAATGATAAAATGAACAATAGATCAATAACTAACGAAGGTTGGAAAAAAGTGCCTGTTGTGTGGTCAACTGCCGAGCGCGCTTTCTTATCAAAAAACGATCAAGACCTAAGAGATATTGATGGCACTTTAAATATTCCTATAATAAGCATTGAAAGAACAGGAATGAGTAAAAGTAAAACAAGGAAAGGAAGATATTATGGACTGAGTGGGGTTTTACCTGATCCGGATAGGTTTGGTAGAATCACGCTGGCAAGAAAAGTAGTAAAAGATAAAACAATTAATTTTTCTGCTGCGGATAATATTAAAAAGTTTGGAGGAGAAGTAAATAAAACACCAAAACGACAATCTTATTATCCTAAAAAAAATAATGATAAAGTTGTCTACGAGACACTTAGTATTCCTATGCCAGTTTATGTTTCTATGACTTATAGTGTCACAGTGCGCTCCCAATACATACAACAAATGAATGAAATACTAGCGCCATTTATTACTCTTGGTTCTTCAATAAGCTATTTTGTAATTAAAAAAAATGGACATAGATACGAAACGTTTCTACAAGAGGGCTTGAATTTACAAAACAATATTTCTAGCTTAGGAACTGAGGAGAGAATATACTCTACTATGGTATCTTTTGAGGTTCTTGGATATTTAATCGGAGAAGCGCCGAACGGTGATAGACCTAAAATTATAAGAAAGCAGAGTGCCGTCGAAGTAAAAATACCGAGAGAACGAGTGATATATGGGGATATCCCAGAATACGGTGATGGAAAATCAAAGTATATAGAATAGTATATAAAATGGTTTTTGCGCTCACAACTCACTAATTAATAAAGAAACAATAACATTTTTCGTTTCAGGAAAAGGAGAATCACAGTATGCCAGCAAAAGACTTTAAGTTTATTTCACCGGGGATTTTTATCAATGAGATTGATAACTCTCAATTGCCTCGTGAAGCAGGAGATATCGGTCCTGCAATTATTGGTAGAGCACAGCAAGGTCCAGGCTTAGTGCCAGTAAAGATTAATTCGTTTTCAGAATTTGTAGAAGTCTTTGGTCCACCACAACCTGGTGGAGTTCTTGCTGACGTTTCACGCGAGAGCAGCAACGATGGTCCTACCTATGGCGGCTACGCCGCTCAAGCTTGGTTAAGAAACAATTCTCCTATAACATTTGTTCGCTTGGTGGGACAGCAAAGCTCAGACGCCGTGGCTGGCGAGGGTGAAGCCGGCTGGGAGACAACAAACTCCGATGCAGACCCGACCACAACTCAAGGTGGCGCGTATGGTCTTTTTGTTTTTGAATCTGGGTCTGCGGGGACTAGTATAGCAGACGTCACAGCATCACTAGCTGCAGTCTGGTATGTTAACACTGGTTCAGTTGCTCTTAGCGGAACGATCATGACCGGCTCTGATGCGACGGTAGAGTTAGAAGCCGACAATCTTGGTAGAGCAACAGGTAAGTTTGTCAAATGTTCGGCAAATAGAGAGTTTAAAGTTGTAATCAAGGGCGATCAAAATGCAACCGAGATTGAAAGTAAATTTAACTTTAATAACACTAGTGAAAACTTTATTAGAAAAGTTTTTAACACAAATCCAACTCTAACAAATACCTCCATTACAAAAACATCAGCTGAAGGTTACGCTGATTACTGGCTTGGTGAAACATATGAAGATGAGGTAAAGACTATATTAGGCGCCACTGGCACTGATCAATATGGTGTAATACTCCCTCTTCAAAGGGGGACAACTACAGGTGGCAGCTTCAAAAAGGATTATGAAGACGCGACTACCGGCTTTTTCTTTTCACAAGATTTTGGCAACGCTCCAGACAACTTTAATGCTCGCGAGCAGGAACAACTCTTTAGATTGCGAGCCAGAAACACTGGTCGATGGTCCTCAAAGAATCTAAAAATATCCATTTCTGATATTCGTGCTTCAAGTGACCCGGCAGAACCATATGGAACTTTTAGTGTGCTGGTGAGAGCGATGTCTGATGATGACAATCGTTTAAAAATTCTAGAGCAGTTCAACAACTGCAATCTAAACCCAAGCTCGCCAAATTTTGTCGCTAGAAAAATAGGTGACAAGTTTATTGAGTGGGATGACACAGATCGCAGATATAAAGAGTATGGTGATTATGAAAATCTATCTGATTATGTTTATGTTGACCTAACAACCTCTGTTAGAGAGAACAAACATAATCCTGAGAGTCTGCCATTTGGCGTTCTTGGACCACCAGTGTTTGTCCCAGTGTCTGCCTCGGATATTGGAACTATTAGGACTTTAGTTAGTGGTGGTCAAGAGGTTAGTCAAGGTAATTCCGGATCGCTATTCGTGCCACCATGTCACGTTTCAGGTGGGTTTAGGTATCCTGTGCAGCTTAAGTTCCCAGAGCTTCGTTTAAGAGTCTCAGCTTCTGAGGGCAATCCAACTGATCCAACAGCTGTTTTCTTTGGTGTCGACTCGACATTTAATTTGGGTAGACCATCTGATACTATTGGCGATTACACCGGACCTAAGCCATTTGGAGTTTCAAGTCGCGATACCCAAGGAGGCGCGAACGACGTTCATACCACAGAGATGTTTGTGTTTACTCTAGATGATATGACAGTTGTTCAATCTGCCGGCGACGTCGCACTTTCTGGAACGCTTGTTTATGAGTCTGGTTCTAGACAAAATGGTGGCTCGACTGGTAAATTTAATATTCGCAGGGCGGCAATTTCTGCAGACTCTTATCGTGAGATTCTAGACCTTGGCGCTGACAGATTTACTAC